GGTACGGAAGCGGCGCACCGTGTTGTCGCCGGTACCGGCGTCCACGGCGTTGTAGCAACGCGGGGACTCGATGTAGAACGCGCCCTCGTAGGCGCCGATCTCACCAGCCCAGATGTTGCCAGCAGCGCTGTAGTTGTGCGGGTCGCGCCAGGCGGCAGCGCCGGTCTCCGAGCGGAGGTCGTAGGAGACCTCCGGGTGGATCGCAGCCCAGTACATGCTGCCCTTGCGGGGCACGGCCTTGTTGGCGCGGAGCTTCACAACGGCCAGGCGAGCCATGGTCGACGTGTAACCGTCGGTGGCCGCCATGGTGGTGCCGACAGGGGTCGACACGGTGCCGTTGGTGACGTACGTGACGGTGCCAGCCTTGCGCTGGATCACGTTGGTACCCGAGCGGAGCACGGTCTGAACGACCGAGTCGATCGAGTCTGCCGCGTTGAACGCCACGATGTTGGCGATCGCGGGGTCCACGTCGGTCAGCGAGAACAGGTACAGCTTGCGGGTGCGGAGCACCGGGTTGCCGTACTCGTTCAGGGTGATCGTGACGGTGGTGGGGTTGCCCATCGCCACCGAGTCAGGGTCGGTCGTCTCCGTGAGCGGAGTCGTTGCCACCGCAAGATCCTGGTATCGCTCCAGAACCACGGAACCGCCGGGGGCGGTCTGCTGTGCGGGGCGCTTGTCCGCTACCTGGCGGAACAGCGGCTGAGCACGCAGGGCGAACTCGAAGAACTTGTCGTACGCGGTCTGGACCGCGTTCGACATTGCAGTGGTATCCGTGTAGGCGTTAGCCATGGCCTCTCACCCCCTCCTGGGGTGCCGTAGGGAGGAGACCAGGTCAGCCGTTCCAGTAGTGCTGGTTTCCCTGCGACTGGAGGTACTGCATCAGAGCGGCCGGGTCGGACTGGCTGTTGATCTGAGCCATCTGCTCCGCCTCGGTCCCCTGGGGGGCCGCTGCGGAGGTGCCCGCCTGCTGCATCTGCTGCATCGCTGCCTGTGTCTCTGCCGGAACGGTCGAGGTCACACCCTGCTGCTGCTGTCCTTCGCCGCCCTGTGCCGACGTATCGGCGGACTTGGCGAGGTAGGCACCGTTGGTTGCGAGCCACTCGTCCAGCTTTGCGGGGTCCCCGCCGTAGAGCGCTGCCGCTCCACGGTCGTACCCCTTGGCCTGGAGTGCATCCGCGACGGTGTTGGTGTTCTGCTGCTGCACCAACTGCTGGACCTGCTTGCGCAGCTCCTCGTTCTGGTCCTCAACCTTCTTGAGGTGGTCGCGGAGTGGGTTCCGCTGCTGCGGAGCCTGCTGCGCGCCTGGACCGGGTTCGAACGACTGACCGTCGTTCTCGTCGTACATGCCGCCGTCGTAGTACCCAAAGCCACCGCTCATGAGAGCTTCTCCCTCTTTCGGCCTGGCCGCCCCGGGGAAGGCGACCGCTCCGCACTGTCCTGGACTTCTACAGGTATGGGGCCAGGCGATCCACCCTGAACATCGTTAAGGAATGTACCCCATTGCAAACCAGTGGGTCTTATACCGCCTGGAAGCCAGTGGAAAGGCCCGCCGGGGTAGCGCCAGCAGAACCGGCGAACAGTCCACGCTCCTGGCTCGCCAGGCGCTTGCGCTTGGTCTCGCCCAGGCCCGACTGAGCCACCCCGCCGATGATGTCCTGCTCCAGCTCGCTCTGGCCGAACGTCTCGCCGTAGCGAGCTGCGATGGCCTGGATGTTCGGCAGCGCCTCCGCCACCGTCTGGAAGCCCTGGGAGACCTGGGAGAGCGACAGCCCGGAGGTGACGAAGTCCTCCAGGTTCTGGCCATTGAGGGCCAGCCCCCGCTTGATCGCCTCGGCTCCGAACTGCGCCGCCTGCGCCTGCTTCTGAATGATCGGCAGGGCCTTCTTCTCGTCCAGCGCCCAGGCGATCAGGTGGGACTCGTCCACCCCGTACAGCTGCTGGAGGGCCTCCTTCACGCCCGGAGCGGCCTGCATGGTGTTGCCGATCGCGATGTCCACCCGGCTCTTGATCTCGGTCGGGGACACGTCCCCGCCGATCCAGTTCGCGAAGTCGGCAGGGTTGTCGTAGAAGCCCTTGGGCAGGCCAGCGCTGGACAGGATCTGCCGGTACGACGCCTCGGTGGACAGGTACTCCGCTGGGGAGAGCACGGGCAGGCCGTTCTTCGCGCGGGTCGCGTTGGCCGCGAACCGCTCCTTGTACTCCTTGGTGTCCTGGAGCAGGAGCGTGATGACGTCAGCGCCGTACCCCTGCTTGGCGAACTCGTAGATCTTGGGCGCCAGGGAGCCCAGGCCGTACTGGTTGAACAGGCCCGTCAGGGCCGCGTACGCGTCCCTGTTGGCTCCGGTCAGGAGCTTCTCGTACTGCCCGGAGACCTCGTAGACCTTGTTCTGCGCCGTGGCCTGCGCCGTCAGGGCCGCGTTGCGCGTGGTCGTCGCAGACTTCATCCGCGCCAGCGCGGCGTTGCGCGCCTTGGTGGCCGCAGCCTTCTGCGCCTTGGTGGCGCCCTTCTTCCGGTACGCGGCCATTGCCGACGCGGCGGCACCCTTGTTCTTGCTGTAGGTGCTCATCGCCTTCGCGGCGGTGAACTTCTGCTGCGCAACCGTCTGCTGGGCTGCCGTCAGGGCAGCCTGGTCCACCCCGCCGGGGCCGGGGAGGTCAAGCTGGTCGGCGAAGGAGCCGGGGATGAAGTTGCCGTTCTCGTCGTAGTAACCGTCAGCCACGGCCCCGCCCTTCAGTAGCTAAGTCCGAAGTCCTTGGCCACCTGATGGGCGACCGAGAACATCGATTCTCGCGCGTTGTTGGTCTTCTTCCACAGCGGATCGCTGCGCACATCGTTCTCGAACTGCCAGAGCGGATATTGCGTGCCGGGCTTCTGTCCGGCCGCCACCTTCGAGGTCATCGCCTTCTGCACATACGGGTTGTGCAGATCGATATCTGTCACTGGCAGCTCCAGCAGATCGGCCACCCGCTGGATATACGGCTGCGCCAGATCCATGGCGTTCTGTCCGGCGCGGATCTGATTGGCGAAGGCGTAGTACTGCGCCGCTGCCTTGGAGCGAATGTCGGCGGCCAGCGCCTCCACCGTGGACTTGCCCGAGACCACCTTGCGGATCTGGCTCTGGTACCAGGAGCGCGAGTACGCCTGGCCGTTGGCGTACGCCAGCTGGAAGATCTGGTCGTACGCCTCCCCCGCCTCGCCGTACATCTGGCCAGTACCCTGGCCGTGCATGGTCACCTGGGAGCCGAACCATGCCTTCAGGCGTGCGTCGCTCCAGCCGTCGCGCATCTTGTAGAGAATGCCGCGCTGGAGAAGCGAGCTGGACTGGCCCTTGGAATTGATCTGGCTGGACAGGCCCACGTCCACGGCGAGCTTGTTCACGGCGTACTGATTCGCCGACCACTTCTGCTTATAGGTGGCGGGGTCGCCCGTCTTCAGCATGAAGAACTTGCGGGCGCTGTCGGTCGTCGTGCGCCACCACTTGGTGTTCTTCAGCTTGGCGGTGAACAGGGTGGAATCCCACTGCCCCTTCACCGCCTGGTCAAAGAGCCGCTTGATCTCGCTGTTCCCGTTGACGGTGGCCCACGTCAGTCCGTACTGCTGGGCCAGCGTGTACTTGTCCAATTTCGGTGTCACCGCCTGCACGTTGTAGGTCGAGCCCCCGCTGGTGCTCTGCCCGGAGTATCCGCCCATGCGGTTGACGACCGAGTTGACGTACCGATAGACCGGCGGGTTGCCGTACGTCTTGTTCGGGTTCGACTGCCCGGAGTACCACATGGCTGCGGCGCCTCGGGCCCCGTACTTGTTGTAATAGCCACCCAGCACGCCCCGGACCACCGCGTCCTGCGCGGCGGGGTTGTTCAGGTACTGCTGCGGGGTGAGGCGCTTGCCGTAGTACTTCGCTGTCCAGGAGGGCACATTGGCGCCCATGACCTGGTACCGGCCATAGGCGCGGTCGCCGTTCACCCACTGCCCGACGGCACCGTAGTTGCCGCCGGACTCCTGCATGGTGATGGACCACAGGAACGCCTCGAACCCCGACTTGGCCATTACTTGATCAGCCCCATGTCGGTCAGTACCTGGCGCCCGAGGTTCATGGTGGTGTTCTGCGCATTACTCGTACGACGCCAGTCGGGGCTGTCGCGCAGGGACTGCTCGAAGTCGGTCATCGACATGGGGGACGGCTTGCCGTCCTGTCCGGCACGGTTCAGTGCGTCGCGGATCTTGGGGTTGAACATGTCGATGTCGGTGTCCGGCAGTTCCAGCGTCTTGGCCATAGCCTGGACATACGGGGCAGCGATGGTGCGCATCGACTGCCCCGCCTCGATCTGATCAGCGAAGGCGGGGTAGGCGCCCATGGCCACGCCACGGATGTTGCCCACCTCCTTCTCCATCGTCGACACGCCGCGCACCACGTACGCGGCCGAGTCCTTCAGGGCCTGCTCGGACAGCGAGACGCCGTTGTCGTAGGCCGCCGTCTTGAGCTGCTGGTACGCAGCTCCAGCCATGCCGCCGGTCACTGACTTCTCGTTGAACTTCACGTACTGTCCGAGGAAGTTCTGGATCTGAGCGTCCTCCCAGCCCAGGTGCACGATGTTCTTGGCCACCTTCGCCACCGTGGCATCCGAGAGGATGGCGCCCATCTTCACGGCCATCTGGCTCACCGCGACCCGCGACGCCTCCAGCGTCGCCTTGTAGGTCGCCGGGTCCATCTTGGCCATGGACTGGGCCTTGCGGTTCGAGTCGGAGGTGGTCTTCCACCACTTGGTGTTCTTGAGCCTCGCCGTGAAGAGCGTGGCGTCCCACTGGTCCTTCACGGCCCGCCCGAGCAGGGTCTTCAGCTCGGGCACGGAGTTGAAGAACGCGACCGAGTAGCCGTAGCGCTCCGCCAGCTCGTCCTTGGACTGGCGCACCTCTTCGCTGGCCCCGCCGAACGTGGTGGGGTCGATCGTCCCCACGCCGTTGGCGCTGGCCACGCCTGGCACACGGCGGATGCCCATCAGGCGGTCGTCGTAGTACGAGTCCGTCAGCGAGGAGACCTGCACGCCCTTGCCAGGGCGCGGCGCGTGGATGAACTTGCCGTTACCGATGTAGATGCCCACATGGTCCGGGCCGCTCTTGTTGCGGTCCGTGTCGAAGAAGACCAGGTCACCGACCCCGATCTTCTTCCGGGACACGGCGGCGCCTACGCCGATCTGCTCGTACGTCACGCGCGGCAGTTCGATCCCGAATGCCTTGAAGACCTGCTGCACCAGACCCGAACAGTCCACCCCGGACGACAGGGAGTTGCCGCCCCAGACGTACGGGACGCCGACGGCAGTCATGGCCTTCTGGACCAGCTGGTCTCCCGAGACCAGCCCGCTGGCCACTACAGGCTCCCGTACGGGT